TCCCATTGACCCATCACCTGCTTCATCAGCACCAATCCTAAAATCACTCTCTCCAAGTATATTTGCAGTGATTCCTAAAGCATGAATATGTGAAAGACCCTTTGATCTTAAGTATTGATAGACTTGCCTATCACTAACTTTACCACCACTTGTTCCAGAATCTGGTTCAGTGAACCCTCCACCACTATCAAGTCCTGCATCTGAACGACTTGGTGGTCTATCTCCTTTATTCTCTTCACTCTCAGGAGCACCCCTCAATCCCAATGCCTTCAATAGATCAAAGTTATTCAAATCTTCAATCATCTGCTTGAACTGTTGATCTGCTCTGATTACACCACTCCTTGTCTTATCAACTGCCTTATCAAGTTCTTTTGCTTCTACCTCTGGACTTACTCCTTTAATTCTTGAAAGAGTAGAATCTAAATCAGATCCAAATAGACCAAAGAAACTTGTAAGGTTATTAAACCAACCAGATAAAGTTTTAACGACAGTATCAACTCTTTCAATTAACTGCTGAGCACCTTTAATAATCCTTGGTAGATTATTGACCATCCACCCAACAAGGATGGCACCAGCAAAATCCATGATCCTGCCAAGCAGACCCTTAGTGCTGTTCTGTATGACAGTTCCAGCTCTCTTGTAAATTGATCCTACTTTTCCTGCTTCAACAACATCTTCTCTTTCTCTCCTCCTTGCTGCTTCTTTTCTTTTCTGGATTAGTTGATTCTTAGCAAGAATAGATCTCTTCTTTTCTCTGTTGCCAGTATATAATTGTCTTATTATAGATGAAGATGCAGTATTTGCTTTTCTTATACTAGCACCAAAGGAATTGATAGACTGTTGAATAGTCTCAATACTGCTACTATTTTGTAGTAAAGATTTTTTAATTTCTGCCATTATGCTGTTACTACATTAAAGTTTGACATTGCACCCAGAGTGTAGATATTATCACCATTACTGGTAGCATATGCTGGCGCATCATTGATAGCACCAGATGCAATCGGTTGTCCCTTTGGAGGAGCACTCTTTTGCATAACAGGAACTACATTGATTGCTGGTTCTGGTGCAGGACCAACGTTCTGTGCAATCATTGAAGTTTTTTTGACTGGTTCAAGTAATGGTTCAATGCTACCAGTCCTACCAACTTCTTTTTCTTGTTTAATATATTCAAGAGTTTCTGGATCTATTGTTGGTGCCGTATTCCCTTCAGATCCCAATGGTTTAGAAAGATCGATAGAACCAAATCCAAAGTCAACAGATGTCTTACTACCTTCACCTGATGTTGATGGCGGAGCACTTCCATCATTAACTTGAAGTTTCTTCATACCATATTCAGCAGGGACTGTGGTATCAATCGCCTCATCACCCTCTTTCTCTGGTTTATTACCCATCAGGGTTTCTGTTCCTGTTACAGAAGATGATCCACTAACAGTAGGAGTTGTTTGTTGCTGCACATCACCTTTACCAGTTTCAGTTTTTACTTCTGGTTTATCACCCATTACAGTTTCTTGAGGTTCCACATTATTTGTAGGAGGTGGTGAAGAAACCTGAGCAGAAGAAGAAGATGTGGTGTTAGTAGATGCTGGACTGCTCATTTGAGCTTCACTTGCTTTTAATTGAGCACCAGTTGGAAGTTCCGTAGCATCATCTTTGTCGTCTTCTTTTTTACCTATACCTAAGAAATTTTTAGCAGAGTCTGTGACAAATGTTATGAGTTGAGTTATTGGATCTTTGAACAGTCCAACTGCTGCGGCACCAAGTAAAAGACCACCAAACTTAGTGAATGTTAATGACAACAACTTCAATCCAAAGTTGGCAGTAACAAATACACCAGTTGCTATACCTAATCCTTTTAGGACATTTACTTTTATTTCATTCAGTCTTTCCTTATTTCCTTCACTGAATGCCTTGATGGTTTCTACACCCTTGATGAGTAACCATCCACCAAGAACACTGAATAAGTAATTGGTTAGTCTATTTAAAGTAAACTGTGCCTCTCCAGCAAGTTTCTGTGCAGGTTGAGCCGCTGCTACTTGTATCTTCTTCTCAATAATACTTTCTTTACCTTCTTGCAGTTTCTGTTCTGCAAGTCTTTGTTGAATTCTCTGTTCCTCTTGTTCTTTCTGTCTCTCGATTGCTTGCGATGTGGCAAGACTATTACTAATAACCTGAAGAGATCCCACGAGGGAATTCATCTGTGCAGTCAATCCTTGGATCTGATTAGATACAACTGCAAGTTGAAGTGAATTCTTATTAATTAAACCAGTAGTAACTGGATCCGCTTGAACAGGAGGAACCGCTCTGCCAGTAAAAGCAGCGGGTGATATTCCTCTGTTAAAGAAGCTACTAGCCATTCTGTTGTGCTTTTAAGTTTTCTTCTTCAATATACTGTTGTAGGAAAGAAAGGTAAACTTCTTTCTCCCAAGGAATCATATTTTCTAGCTCTGTCAAGCTATATTTATGGTGTTGCATCAAGGCAAAATTTATTCGGAAGTATGACTCAAGGTCGGTATGAGCCATACTTACGCGAAAAAACTTCCTAATCCCTCCAAAATGACCTGATTATCTGCACCAGTGTTAGGATTAGTCACCACAATCTTATGAGAGAGTTTAGGCATCGTAGCAAAGAAATTCTCAATCTCTTTAAATTGCTTAGAACTCAACTGCTCTACAAACTCTTTCAATTCTTTCTTGGTGCAGTCTTTAGCAGACCAAGACTCTTCTTCATCATAAACTTGCTCAATAGATGATGTAATAATATCAAAGGTATCATCAATACCAACATCACCAAGAGCAAAGTTATTTTTTACAAATTCATCCATCGATGGATACTTCATCCTCAGAGTCAATCTATCATCAAGCTTAATATCTTTAGAGTGATCTTCATCAACTTCAACTTGAATCTCATCCAAGTTAATAACAGTAGGGACTTTAGTAGTTCCATCATCTGGGCAAGTGACAAGAACTTCCACTTCCTCACCAACAGACTTACCACGAATGTTTAGGAATAGATATTCAATATCAAACGTTGCAAGTTCATTTACCTTCACACCTCTAGTGAGAATGCAAGAGGAAATAACATCCTTTACTGCATTGGCAATCTGACCACTATCTTCAGATTCCATTGCAATAATTAGAATCTTCTCTTCTTTAACTAGGAATGGTCTATACTTAACTTTCTTCCCAGTAGAAGGAATTACCAACTCATAGGTTGGTGTAGAAATTTTTGGTAAAGGCATAATATCCTAAACAATTCAGTAAAATTATTTAGTGGGGTATCAGATTATTCTTTCGCTAATAAATGTCTGACTAATTGAACCACTATTGCTAGTCTTGTTAGATCCAAATATCTTTTTACTATCTACAATAGCAGAATAATTTCCAAGTGCCTGATTACTGAATGAAGATGCACCACCAAATACATCAATATTCATAGCATCTTCAAATGATATGAAGTTAGATCCACTATCATTTCCACCCTGTACTGGAACCTCTTTATTATTATCTTCTCCCTTGAACAAATCATATGAGTATGACTTACCAGAAATGTATCTATCGTAATGGAAAGAACCAGATACTTTCAAGACCTGTGATCCTTCATAAGATACAACAGTAGAACTCATTGAAATTGGGAACAATCCAAAGAATCTATACTCAATATATCTCTGATAGTTTCTTTCAAACTTAATAATTCTAGTTTGATCACATTTATATTCATCAGGATATCTCATCCTAAAATAATATCCATCTTGAGTTGGATCTGCAGCATCTCCATTGAGAGTGGTTGTGCTTCCACTTGCAACAAATTCCATCCAGTGCTCAAGGAACTTCAATGAATTATACTTATTGTCCACATAGAACTCAAGTTCCATCTGAACAAATGTTCTGGTGTGTGCCATCTTCTCAGCAACACCCATATAATTCCCTACAATATCAGCAGTTGCTAAAGAACTACCAGGCAACACTGCTCTATTACATAATAGACCAAGAGTTTCAGTAATATATCTGTTGTCCATCCCTCTAATTCTCAGGTGCTTTCTGAGGGGAGCACTCAATCCACCAAACTCAACCAAGTAATGTGATGTCTGTGCCAGATTGGTTAGGGTTGGTTTAATCTGAGATATTTTTTTCGGAAATGGTCTAGGCACTCTAAATATCTTATATGAGATTGTTGTAGTTATTTAGATGTCGTATAAGGGAAAATACAGACCCGAATATCCTAGAAAATATAAGGGTGACCCAACCAATATCATCTATCGTTCTCTCTGGGAACGTAAATTTATGAGATATTGTGACTTGAATGAAAACGTTTTGGAATGGCAGTCTGAAGAGTTCTGTATTCCTTACCGCTCACCGATTGACAATAGAGTTCATCGATACTTCCCAGACTTCTTTATCAAGTATAAAGATACTAGTGGTAGGATCAAGTCATCTCTGATTGAAGTAAAACCTTTAAGACAATGTTCCCCACCACCTAAACCCAAAAGACAAACAAAAAAATACCTGAATGAAGCATATGAGTATGCTAAGAATCAGGCAAAGTGGAAAGCAGCAGAAGAGTTCTGTAAAGACAGAATGTGGGAGTTTAGAGTGATGACAGAAAAAGAATTAGGTATTAAGTAATGGCATTGCGTCCAACAGATACAGACATCAATCGTAATAGGGTCCGTAGTGTCAGTGATGAGGTCATTGGGATCAAGGATCCTGATGATGTTATGATTGCTCTACTTGAAGTATTAACTGAGCAACCTAAGCAGACAGTAACACCAGGTGGCGTCTATGTATTTGTATACAATGCTAAGACTGCACAATTAAGGTATGATCAAAATCCCTTTGTAGAAGTCAGTGACGTATTTCCTTGGGGATTTAGAGGATTTAATTTTCATTGGTCTGAACCCAGACAATACACCTGGAATGAAGTAGCAGGTGGAGTATATGAAATCTATCCATCTGAAGTCAAGGATTTATTAATGATACCTTTTGCCAATTTCAAGCTAAATACTTAAAAAACCAGGCAGATGCCAGAGTATAATTTTAATTTTAATGGGTTGGATGGATTAGATTATGATGCCAATGTAGACATCAAGACTGGTCGCGGCACTAGTGAAGATCCTCCTGCAGAACCTACTAATTTTGTCTATCCTCTGGATATGATGGAACAGAAGACTGATCACTTATTGATCAGGATCTTCGATCAGATAAGAAGCACTGATATTCTTGATATTACAGATATAGGAATTGGAAATGATTCTAGTGGTAATAAAAGTGTTCAAAAAATAACATTTGGTAATATACCACAATTTACCGATCAGTTCAATAATCCAGAATATGAAAAGAAACTTAAAAACAATATAAGATATATTTTCTTACCTATACCACAACAAATTAGTGATGCATTATCAGTTGGTTATGCTGAAGATAAATTAAACCCACTTCAGGCGGCTGGATTAAGTGCTACCGCAAAACTAATAGATGAAGGTCCAGCAGCACTTTTGGATGCAGGAAAATTTGCAACGGCAGCAGCAGATGCATTTAAAGATGCTCCACCAAGCACAATAAATGCAATTAAAGCAGCAGCATCTGGCAAAGCACTTAACGCATTCGGTGCTAATGTTAGTGCAAGTTCACTGATTTCTAGAGCATCAGGACAAATCCTTCAATCTAACTTAGAACTCTTATTCAGCAATGTGACTTTAAGGTCATTTCCGTTCGTTTATGATTTTGCTCCAAGAAATCCACCTGAAGCAGAAGTAGTGAAAGGAATTATTAGGACCTTGAAAAAAGCAATGGTACCAAAGCGTGGTGATAATCCAGCATTATTCATTAAAGCACCTGATGTATTCCAACTGCAATATAAAAGTGGAAATAAGGACCATCCATTCTTGAATATGTTCAAGTTATGTGTCTTGACGGATCTGAGTGTGAACTATACGGCATCTGGAACTTATGCAACATATGGTGATGCTACACCTGTCCATATTCAAGTTCAAATGACATTCAAAGAAATCAACCCAGTCTACGCTGAGGATTATGATCAACTTTCAGAAAGCGGTTACAAGAACGTAGGATACTAAAATGAGTTATTTCAGAGAACTACCAAACTTACTGTATCAGTCAAATCTTTTAAGTAAGATTTCATCTCAAGAATATGTTGCAGTCAAGAACTTATTCCGTAGAGTAAAACTCTTAGACTCTGTTCAAGATCAAGCAACTCTTTATTCTAAGTATGTAATTCTAGAAGGACAGAGACCTGATACGATTGCAGAGAAAGTATATGGTTCTGCGGATCTTGACTGGGTTGTTGTATTAACTGCTGAAATTACAAACATTAAAGATCAATGGCCCCTAAACAACTTTGATCTTTACAGATATGCTGAAAATAAGTATGGTAATGATCTAAATGCAGTTCATCATTATGAAACTCTTGAAGTAAGAGATGCTAAAGGGAGACTTATACTTCCAGCAGGACAAGTTGTAGATACATCATTTACTATTCCTGCTCCATATGATGCAACATTATCATCCAACTCATATACTGCTGTCGGAGCATATGAAAATACAAAGTATACAGGAAATAATGATATTAGTCCTATAATTGGTATTTCTAATTATCAGTATGAAACTAGGAAAAATGAAGAGAAAAGAGAAATCTTCTTAATGAAACCAACTTATCTGCAGCAGTATCTTAATGAAATGCGAGAGATTATGAACTATGGTGAGAGTACTCAATACATCAATAATAAGTTAATCTCTACTGCCAACACTAGATTGCTCGGTCCATAAGAGTTTTAACTTCTTATCAAACATCATAACATAACGGTGCTTGCGGGAGCGATCTTTCCATTCTCCCTCAGCACCTTTTATTTTACCTCGTGAATGCTTAGTGCCATCGGCATAGTAGAAATCTTTCTTTGCATCTGATAAACCACAGTACCTAAAGTTACAAGCGCGATAGATTGTACCACCATGGAACTCGCTATCAGCATAAGAAATAATTGCCTTGACCTCTGCTTCTTTTCTAAATCTTTTAATCGCCTTTGCAACGAACCAAGAAGTAATGTTGTACTCCTGTGACTGCGTATCTGGGTGGATGCAGAGTCTTGAGAGTTCGAAGAGTCCTTGTTGTTCATTTCTGTCAAGACCAAATGCTCCTTGCGCTACTTCTGGAACAGGGAGTCCAGTGAATATAATCACTCCCTGGATACCACCAATATTTAGTGGTGAGAAGTCATTTTTCTTGTAAAGTCCGTAGTTATATCCTGACTTGAAACTTTTTGAAATATCCTTCAAATAATGAAACCGCAGAAGTAACTCTGCGGCTTCAGATTTACTTACTCGGTCAATGTAGTAATCAGATTTCACTTGAATAACAATGAGTAGTAAGTAGCAATGACTAAGAGGGTGAGGCACACCCTCTCATATGTCCATCTCACTCTTCAGCAAGACGTGCGAAATATGCTAGAGCATCGTCGTCATCATCGTTAGAAGAAGAACTAGAAGCAACGATATCCTCTGCGTTGAAGTCACCAGGAGTAGAAGTTACTGCGGGTGCAGCACCACGATTAGAAGCGCGGAACTCTTCTTCTGCTTCAACGGTTTCTTGATCTTGGAAGCGAGGAGTGCCCTTGTTACCCAGAACATAATCAAGACGCTTCTTCAATACTTCATACTCCTTAAACTGATCGGGAGAAGTAAACTCAGCAAGAGAGGACTGCTTCTTCCAGATTGCTTCCATTGCGTCATCGTCGTCCAAGAGTGCGCTCTGGGCAGCGAACTCAGAAGAATCGTAGTTACGATAACCTGCAACGTTCTTAGCTTTCAGTTTGAAGTTGGCACCCTGCCAGAAGTCGAATGGATCGATTGCTTCCTCGTCCTCAAACTCAGGTTGCATTGCAGCAGTCAGTTTGTCAAAGATCTTCTTGCCGTACTTGTACAGCATCACTTTACCTTCATTCTGAGGGTTAGCAGGATCTTTCACAACATAGATGTTGCTGATGTAAGTCAGTTTACGCTTCTGCTTACGAGCAGCATCTTTACCTGCGTCAGTGCCGTTGTTCCACAGCATAGAGTTGTACTCAGACACAGGATCTTTCTGTCCCAGAGTGGTCAAAGAGTTCTC